TCTGTGTGCAAAGCTATCTTCGTTGTCCTGTATGAATGAACTCCGCTAATAAAAAGTTCATAATCTCGGTAGGTTACTTCTTCATCAAGCAAAGGTGTTGTTTCATAGATAACTTCCATCGGCAGGCCTGCGGCAGGAGCATAGCCAGACTTAAACTTAAAAAACGTATCCCCAACATTATATTTGGTGCTTGTCACCCAATAGTATTTTGTACCATGGTAAATCAGTCGTATGCTGCTACTAGATATGTAAACATACTTTATTGCACCTATAGGATATTTAGTGTTATATGTGGTAGAAGAACTGCCGGTCATAAATGGTTCTGCGATAGTATAGACCTTTTTGCCATCATGCAATACATTCTCTCGAATTCGCCTGTGGAGATTTGGGTTAGTAAATCCTACTTCATCTCGCACAAGGTCCGCAGCATTCGCAGGTATCGCTTGATTTTCTTGGTTATACATATCATCTTCAAGAGCTGAAATTGTCAACCTCTGTCCGGTCTTAGGAAATTTATTCATATCCACACAATCTCAGCTCCTTTACAATAGAAATAACTCTATATATTATACAAGGTTAAATTTCTTCTGCCGGTTTATCCACTAATTTTTTATAGTTTTCAGAATTAGGGTCTGTTTCTGTTACTCGGTAATTAGCATTATCTGTTGCATCTTCCGGTATTGCTATAGCATCTCCAACTTGTGCCATAATTGGATTAACCGCAGGTCTTGGTCTTGTTGCATATTCACTTCTATCCTCATCAAGAGTAGACACATCATAGATAAATCCCGGTTCATTTGTCAGATTATACCGCAAGTTCCAATCCGGCTTTAAGCTGCTGTATGGCTCAACAGTAACATCTTGAGGTTCATAACCCAAATCAAATATTGGTTCAGTAAACAAAGATTTTGTGATGTGTTCATTATTCGATAGTTGCAACGAATACATAGCTCTGTATCCCGCATTTACTGTTGGCTCTCCCTCAAATTTTTGATTTCTTTCCCAAGCCTTATGTCTGACATCATCAGTATCATTTGCATGTTTCTTGGGATGTTGCATATAATAGTCGGGGGCTACCTGTGGAACGTCATACATCTTCTGCATTCTTGCGTAATCATCTCTGCTGTAATGTCCAACCCTAGTCATCTTTTCAGATATTCTGGCGTCATTTATATTTGTAAGACGAGCATCGAGAGAAATTTTATTCCTCACATTAAAGGTTACACCAGAATGCTGAAAACAATACATGCCGAGAGGTCTTACATATTCAATACAAGCATCAATGGGTTTCTTGTCGGAAAAGTAAACTACATCTATATATCCTTCCGGAGTGTGCGCTGTCACATAAACGGAGTTTACAGGAATAGATGTATCTTCCAGACGATTGTTCAAAATTTCTTTTTCTTTTCCATAATCTATAATATTATGTTGCGCAAGATTCACTTCAGCGGCAAGCGTGACACCGCTTTTGCTGCCTTTGTATCTTATCATCGACATAAAATACAATAGAACTAATCGGCAAAATGCCGCCGGAAGTCTATCATCATACTTATAGCCCATAGTCTCTGCAAGCATCCAAAGAAGATTCTCTGGACACCTCTGAGGGTCAAACAAGTCTACAAGATTTTCTGTGTCAAATCTTACCTTATCTAAGGCGGCGTCGAACCATTTAAGGAAAAATCGGAAATCTGAACTTTCCCTATAGACTTCTGGAATAGGAATATCTGATACTCTCATTCAGCGTCACCCCTTAATCTATAATGCAAGATGGTGCTACTCTGATATTGTGAGCAGATTCAGGCAGGTCGATATATCTTGCAAAACTGATAGGATTGAAATACTCGCTATCACAGTTGTAATAATTTATTACTGGGTTGGAAATAGAACCGGCATCAAAATATCTGATATGGTCATCACAGTTCTGAATTACATCTACAACTTCCATAATTGTTGGTTTCTGCCCGAACTCTCTTGCCGCAGGAGAAAAGTATAAGCGCAAAGCCTCTTTTGCTGTTTCAACAATAGCATCCGCTACCTGAGAACTTACCGGCTTAACAGTATATATCTCTCCGGTTACATAGAAGTTGAAAATACGAGCATAGCCAAATCGCATTTCAACAGACATGGCTTGTAAAGGTTCATAATCCTTTATGACACCTTCAATGAATAACTGAGGCGGCTTATATCGCATAAATTTGGTTGACTTTTTAATTTGAGCCTCGCTCGATATACCAGAACCGAAATCGCTATTCTTAAAATCATTGTGAATAGCAAAACACATAGCGGTATATGTTTTGAAATTAGTTGCGAACACATATCGTTGTGGGTCTGATGGGTCAAAATCAAGGTCAAGTGCGGATTGCCAATCGAAGATATCCCTACCCTCTGGGAAATCATATTTTGTAATATACATTTTAGATTTCTGGGAATCGGTAAGATTCTTATTGTTATAAATTTCCATGTTGATTTCTAATGCCTTTTGGCAATCTATAACTATTCCGCAGTCTACCCCAGCTTCTCTATTTAGAAATCTATTATAGTCATGCAGAGTAACAAGACTATCCCATGTATTGATGTAATTTCTGCTATTTATGTATGCTTCTTTTGCAGTTTCTGGCGAATTGCCGGTTACAGTATAAGTATTTGGCAGTTCTACAGTATTAGATAAATTACCTATCTGAATTTGTCCACTACCAGATACCAATTCTTGATTTGGCTTTGCCAAAACCAAGTTCTGCAAGACATCTTTGTTTACACAGCCGATTACTCCGGAACAATCTATCCAATATATGATTAGATAGTTTCCATCATAATTTTCAAGCTGATTCAAATAATTACTGATTGTAACCTGTGCATTTGAATAGTTATCATATGTAACCGCAAATCTCGGCTCTGGTTCGATGAATTCTGCAGTGGTTTGGCATTGTTTCCATTGGGTTTCTACATAGTCATCATCAGACAAAGCAGCTTTCGCTTTAACCCAAATTGCTGTAGTATCAATATGCTGTGATGGTAGAGTGATGACATAATTTTGCTCTTTTACTTTAGATACCGGAATAGCGAATGACCGCAACTCGCCCTCTATACCTACACGGGTACAAGAACCACCTCTCGGAAGTTTCACCACATCGGAATTTGAAAATACATCAATATCAGAAGTCAATATTGAACGTCTGCTCCGCGATTCCGATGCCCCATATGAATTTGTCTTAGGAAGAATATTATATGTAATTGTTCTAGCTTGCCCGGTAATATCATCATAGGCGGTTACAGTTGAAAAGTTATTGCCATTAAAACCGAAATCTATTGTTAATACTTGGTCTGTGTTATTTGTAAATGTGATTTCGGTTCTTGCCGCTGTATACCACCCAAGCGTATATCCTATAAGACCAAATACCTTTTCTGCATCCTTTCTTTGGGATACAGAAGGAGCGAATACTTCATTTGCCAGCCAATCGAGATTTACGCCAAGCATATCCCCTGTGCTGGCAAGAAGTTTCAGCAGAACCATACCTGGGTCTGCTTCCGCATCTGGATACCACAAAGAAGTAAGTTTCGGTATTAGTGTCTTAAATTCTTGTAATAGGGAATCATAATCTCGACTTGTATAGTTTACAAGTCCCCTAGAATAGCTTTCTTGTTTTGCCATAATTACTCCTTACTGATTTTCTTCGAGGCTGATATCCAATGATGCGGTAGAATCATATATTGTTTTTAGTGCAACGGTCATTTCTAATTTATGGGGTTTAATATTAATATCATCTGGTTGACCGGTAAAGATTAGACCATCAGCCCATTCTGTCTTATCTGGAACAACGCAAGGTTCATATGCTCTGAGTTGTTCCACAATTCTATCCCGAACCTCAGCTCTAACATTTTCAGTATTATATCTTCCGATATATCTTCTAAGTCCAACACCCTGTTCTGGTTCATTATACAAAGAGGTCGGGTCAGTCAGCATAAGAAGTCTTGTCCTATTGACTATGGAAATGCTATCCGTTAAAACAGATACTTTATTTTGAGATACATCGAACATTCTAGGAAATGCTAATGATGCGGTGTTTGCCAAAATTCATCACTCTCCCATATATAAAATATAAAAGGTTTTTACACTTTGTATGTATAAGCAGAGAAATAGGATGCCCCAGTTAAACCTATCACAAGGAAATTCGTATTTGTATTGCTATTGGATGTAGTAGCAAGTGCAACCACATCGCCATCATTTGGTTGGTGCGGAAGTATTAAAGATTGATAATATGGCAAATCAGCGTCTTCTACATAATTTCTAAGAATTTTGCCCTTTGCATCATCTTTCCGATACGGACCATGTATGTTGGGTATCCTT